GCGTAATGTTTGAATGCCCAGAGGCGTCTCTGTTGAAGACGAACGTGTATTCATAAGAAATTTATGAATAGGCGTGTTTTCAAACAAAGCGTCCACGAGTTCAAGTGACAAGAGATCACTGGCTTTACTTAAGTCAAGTGTCGCCAGATCTCCTGTAATTGATCCTCTAAGAGCCAGTTTCCCATTGATCGATTGATCAGTGAAGGACACTCTCCCTCTGGTGAGTGGGTGGTTTTCAACCCAGGGTACGATTTCTCGTCTCCCTGCTTGTTGGTAGGACATAAATTCAGATTGTTCTGAAGATATGAGCCTGGGACCGCGGCTATCCTTTGGTACGGCAATAAGTTTTGCAGTAGCGTAGGTTTTAGCGCTGAGTCCAAACCATTCACTCCAGCAATCAAATAAGTGACGATCGCTACAATAATACATGCGATCGTAAGGAATAGTCTCATCCAGGCATTTGTAATACCTGGTAGGCCTATACCTTTGCCAAGGCTTTTGACCATTGGCAACACTTCCCGGACCATTTTTAGGACGCCAACGGATGTGGTTAATGCTTTCTTTATCAAACTGATTAAAGATTTCATCGACTACCTCCTGTGCGTAATAAAGAATGGATTGGGTGCTGACGTCCCAATTTATATCTTTGATATTGCTATCATCTGATATAAATTCGGTAATTGCGTCAGCGACGAGGCGATCTGGGTACGGTAGTTGATACTTATAAAATAAGTATCCAACTTGCCTAATATCGCGAATTGCTGCGATGTCAGGTTTCTCCAAAATCGTTCCCTCCAGACTAAATACCCTTCTGAATAACCCGAATAAGTATCTCGGGAGCTTCGTGCCTTTGTAGCGTTTAAAGCTACTCGGACATTGGAAGGTACCGCTCTTCAAAGCTTGGTCAAGTGACTTTGCTAAGTTGGGCAGTGTCTTAGTCAAGAACGAAAGCCCTTCGGCTTTCGTGCGGTCTACAACGCATTCGATATCGCGTTGTAGCTCGCGAGGTGGAATTTGGAAAAAGGTACCAAGATCTTTGTGCAAACCTTTTTGTAAGGCAAGCATAAAGCTTTCTTGGCTTTTAAGGTCTCCATTCATAATGGTTGCCCCCAAGTCACTATCGCACAGACAATAACTCTTTTAGCCTTCAATTGCTAAGCTGAGAATGCGGATGGCATAAAGCCATTCAGAATCTCGGCAATTGAGACGTCAACACCGTTCTTGAGTTTTTCCCATTCAAGAATTATGTTGGCTTCAGACACGCCATCGCGAGGCATTGCGATGACCACATGGATCGTTCCTGTATAAGGAACATCATTAGCATTGTCGTCAGTCCTGACAAGTTGTATCAGGTGACGATCAATACCATCGGCGGTTGTTGCAGCCGAATGAGAGAAACGTAAAGTACGTTGCTCTGTCAATGATGACGCGGCGTCGCGATAAATCGCTTCGCTATCTCGTAATGAAACGAGATTGTACGTCGAACTGGTGGGAGTGTCGTCTTTGAGGGTTAAAGTGTCTTGTGCCATGATAGTGTACCTTAGTAGAGTTTTCATAAATGTGCTACCTGAAATTCTCGACTCTTTACTTCATGCGAAATCGTCTTGTGGATGTAATCACAAGTATATTAGGAAGAATCCTAATATAAGACTTTAGCGTAAAGTACGGAGAAGGGAAGCAGATAACGCCAGTTGATTGAGGCCATATTGGCCCCGGTTAATGAAGGTGGTTCCTGAATCAGGAAGTGCACGGCGTCTGTGATAGCTTTTTTGGATGCTTTTCTTGATAACAGTGGTTTTCCACACGCTATCATTCGTAGAAGGCAACGTTTTGAGGTACCAAGTAATACCATTGGTACGTCTACGCGTTATCGTATAGTCAATGACTTCTACAGTCACTGGCCACAACGACTCCTGGAATCTCTCCAGATAGTCTCCTACACGGAAGAACCAATCAAGCACAAAGCTAAATGGGATTAATTCCCATACTAAGCTTTGCGACAGACGCAACCCTAGCATTTGGCGCATCACTTTGATGAAGTCCCAATAACTGTCAATATCTGGACAGTCATAGGTGTACGTCATCGTAGCGAAATACTGAATGCGATCCGAGTATTTACAAAATACTTTGGTATGCGCATTAATA